TCCACCATGTTGTCGCTCATAATCTGTTCCGCCAGTTCCTCGACCACGGACAGGGGCATCTGGTCCAAGAACTCGTTGGGAACGACCGACCGCTTCACGCCACCGCCCACGTCGCGGATAACCAGCTTGAAAGGGATGACGTTGCCCTCGGCGTCAAGGAAGTTCTCCACGCCTTTCAGGCCCCGGCGCACGGCCTCGAAGTTCATCTTGGCGCGGTTCACGGATGTCTTGATGTCGGTGTCGGCTTCCTCGGCATCGGCCTTGCCTTTGCCCTTGGTGTCACCCCGCCCGAAGCTGATCTGGGTCGCGCTGTCCCGGATGGTGCCCACGTCACGCGATGAAAGCGTGCCGATTTGCCAGATGGTGGGATCGTCCGCGTCGTCCTCGGAACAGACAAAGTTGCGGGTTGCGGACAGGTTGAGGGCTTTGATCGCCATGGTGGGGTTCCTCCTGAAAACGGGTCACGCCTAGTTCTGTCACCCCGCCCGGCGTTCGTCAAGAGTGAACGTGCGTTCACCTATTGGCTTCGGCCCACTCGGACCCATAGCGCAGCATCGTGTGGAAGGCTAGGCGCAAGCGGCGGCGGGCGTTCCTCAGAGCCACCGCCGTGATTAACGCGGTGACGGCCACGAACATATCGGTGGCCACCATGTAGAAGGGGGTGGGGTATTGCCAGACCAGAGTGCCCATCACAAGGTGATGCACCCCACACGATCCGATGAACCACTGAAACAGGCGGGACAGAACCCGGAAGCCCGTGCCATAGTTGGGCAGGTCCGCCGTCCAAGTGCCTATCTCAAAACAGACCCATAGATAGGCTAGGCCGGTGATCAGGTTGGACAGAAACCACGCTATAGCCATGTAGTCGGCAAAGGGTATCATTCTGCCTCCGCTTCTACTGTGAAGAAGTCAGAAGGGGGAACGTGGATTATGTCCTCAGTAGGGCAGGATCGGGTATCAGGTAGCAGTATAGGGGTGTAGCTGTAGTGGCCGTCCACCATGTCACTAGGCAAGCGGATGCGCACCGAAAATAGGGTGTAGGATAAGGAGGTAGGGGCCTGAATGGCAGAGGTATCATAGGTGTATTCGTTCACCACCCCGTTGCTCTTGGCGGACCAGAACTGTGCCCGAACCGTGGTGGCACAAGACTTGTTCCGGCGTAGCTGGTAGAGGAAGGTCACCACTTGGCCGGGCTGGTAAACCATGTTGCCCACGATTTTGCCTCCCCCGGAGAACTCCACAAACCCACGTGGCGCAGGCAGGGCGTTTTCGATCCGGGTAAGCTGCATGGTCATGGACCCGAACTCTACGCGGAGTTCCGCCAGCTTGTCGTCAAAGTATTGGTCGATGCGGGGTTGTAGTGCCCACCAGATCGCCCCCCATAGAACGCCGGTGGCAATGATCAGAGCAGCCGCCCCCTTGGCAGCGGAGCCAATGGCCTTCCATAGCTGATCGTCAGAGATAATGTGATCGGACAAGAGGGCTCCTTTCAAAGCGGAAGAGCCGGAATGAACCGGCCCTCCACCTATAGCATTCACCTGTAGGTTGAACACCCGCCTTTTATGGGGAGGGTTTATGTCTCAGGCTCATGTGAACAGGATTTGCAGTTCGTCATTTCCGTTCAGGCGGGACAGAGCGCCGTCGATTTCAAAGATGCGGATATTGTTCCGGTCCGCATAGGCTATGTTCGTGATCTGGTGGTTCGGCGCATGGAACAGGACGATGTTGCCGTCAATGGTTCCGTGACGAACCCACCACTCCACGGACGTGCCGTTCTCAAGGTAGGACCAGATCGGCTCTTGCGCGGCAAGGATGCTCTCCGGGTCATACGTGATAACCGGCTCGCGTGCAGTGAGGAAGGCCCCCTCGGTCGCGTTGCTCTCGTTGATGCAGTCCCGGATGGCGATGTCGTTTGCCATGTCGATGGACCACGTGCTGGCACAGATCGCGGTCTCTTTCTCTCCGAAGCGTTGGGCCAGAGCGAGCGCCGCGTATTCCACCTGTGCCGGGTCTTGGTCCTCAAACGTGCCGGTCAGGGTGGCCTCATCCACCTGATCTACATAGGTGCCTGTGAACTCGAAGTCGAAGGTCGGGAACTCGCCCACCGCCGCGTTGACGGTGACAGTGCCCCGCGCGCCGATCAGGCGGTGACGGATCGATACCCCGCTGTCGTCGGGATACTGCATGTCGATGGTCACGCTTTCGATGTTGTCCGTGGTCGGCTGGTAGAGGTAGCCTATGGGGCGCACATGGACCCAGAACACGTCGCCGGTCTCGGGATCGTTCGACTGGAAGTCCGGGGTGAGGGTGACGATGGCGTTGCCGTCATTGTCGTGCAGGGTGATTTCCGCCCCGTCCGTCAAGAGGACATCATCCGTGTCCGTCATGCTCATGGCGTTCAGACCGCCCACGGTTCGGGTAGCTTCCGCCGGGGCCTCAAAGGAGGCCGTGGCCGCGCCCGATGCGCCGCCGCTGGTGATGGTGGCCTTGATCTTGAGGTAGACGCCGCCCGTGTAGGTGGTGCTGTCCCCATAAAAGTTCAGGTCGCCGGTATTCGACTGCCCGGCCACGGTGCGATAGACGCACTCGGCGGCGCTGTTCACCTGTTGCTCAGAAAAACCGCACGCCTTGAGCAGCCGCCCGATGCGGGGGGCCACGGTGCCGCCGGTGTTTCCATTGTTCTTCACTTCCAGCGAGAAGGTCATGCCCCCGACTTTGCGGGTTACAAGGTTCTCGAACGGGCTGATGTCGTTGGCCACGACCGCCCGGCGCTGTGTGGTGATTTCCGGTGCGAAGTCCGGGTTGATAACCTCAAACGCATCCACCGCTGCATCAAGTGCTTCGGCAGTGTTGAACGTCGCCTCGGTCTTTGCGAGCATAAGACCGCGTGTGAATTGGATGGTCATAGTTCAGGAGCCTCCGTCTTGCACTCAATCCATTGAGCCACGAAGCCTCCTGCTGCGTGTGGTTGAGCGCGATTGTATGTTAAGGGTTCAGTCATGGCAAGCCCGTTGATTTAGGCCCTCGGGTTGGACCGCTTGGCGCGATATTGCACGTCAATGAATAGCACGACTTCCACGGTGGCGTCTGCGGTGTTGATACGAGTGGTCAGGTTGGAGCGGAACAGGGTGGCATAGGCCAGCCCTCCCCATAGCCGGTTCGTCTCGCAGATTTCTTCAAGGTCCGCCAGAAGGCTGTTCGCATAGGCGCGCGGCTTGGTGCCCCGTGGTGCGTGGCCTATGGCTTGCAGTTCGACAGACAGCCGCCGATCCCGCTTATCCGGGCTGACTACCTCAAGGTAAATCTCATCTGTCTCCAAGATGGACAAGGTGTTCTGCCCTCGCGTCTCGCGCCCGTCCGCCGGGGCGTCGAACACGCGACCAAAGGTGGTGCCGCCCCCGCTGTCCCCTGCGGTCAGGTTGGTGAACACGGCTTCCATCTGAGTGAGCAGTTGCTCCCGTATGCTATCCGGCATTGTTGAACTCCCGTATCAATTCCTCGGCCAGCTTGTCCGCCACCAGATCAAGGCCCGCCTCGAACGCTTCCTCGAACGCCAGCCGCTTGGGAATGACAACGCTCTTTTTGAGGACATACAGGGGGATGATCCCACCCCCGGCTTGCTTCTGAAATATGAGCAGGTTCCCCTTCTTGGATCGCTGCACGAACGTGTTACTCCATGACTTGGCCGTGGGGCGCTTGGGGGTGCCGTTGCTGTTCAGCGCGGCGGGTAGGGGGATGGTGAGGTATTGCGCGTTCTTGGCCCGGATGGTGGCTCCACGCTCGTGCACGGCGGCAATCCCGGACAGGGTGAAAGACACGGACGGCTCGCCTGCATCCGACACCATGATGTTCTCGTCGGTGAATTGGCTGGCCAGCTTGCCGCTCCGCTTGGACAGGGTGCCGGGGAACTGGCCTCGGGCAGACGTGCCATCAGGGTAGGGAGTGGACACCCGCGCCCGGACGGACCCCACGACGCCGCTCATGTAGTCTCGTAGCACCTTGCGGGCGATGGGCTTGAAGTTATCTTGGAAGGCTTGCTCTGTGTCGTCGGCCACGGCTTTCAGGCCCCGGCTTACATCCCGGTATCGCTTGCCGCGCCACTCCAATTCCATGGTGACCGGAACCGGCATCAGACCACATCGGTGAAGCGGGGCTTGTAGGCCGATGGGGATAGGGCAAGGCGGGCATGATCGTTGAACGCTCGACTAAGAACGGCCCGGAGTTGGTTCAGATCGTTGGCTTCATCTTCGGTCTGGAACATGACGTGGTTCGCAAGGTTGAGCGCCGCTTGTGCCATGGCCGCTTCCGTGATCCAGTCCGGGACCAGTTCGTATTCTTCGTCCGTGTTCAGGTCCAGCCCACCAGAATACTCGATGGTCACCCATTGCTCGGACAGGTTCAGGCCGAACACCTGATAGACGCCACGCTCTCGGTCCAGCGCGCCGTAGTTGGAGGACAGGTCCCCTTGGGTGGCGCTGATGTCGGTGTAGCTGTCGGTGTCCCCGTTGCGCACGTGAATGGGGTTCGGGGTGTAGAGCGCCGTGACGCTCCCCACGGGGAATGGACGGGACAGGTAGAACTCGGCCACGTTGGCAGTGCCTTGCCGGGTCATGCTGTCCACGAAAAAGTAATCCCGGCGGGCCGGGTAAACGGCGAAGCCGCCAAGGCGAAAGCGGGAAACCACGTCCTGAGTTGCCAGTGCCGACGCTTGGCGAACAGCGTCCAAGAAATCGGGCACGGTAAGATCAATGCCGTATCGGTCAGAGAACGTCTGTAGCGGAAAAAGGTGCATGGCTTCCCTCCTTCAAGTCTGGATCAATCCACGGTCATGGCCGTGGTTTCCTTGGCGGGCTTGGTCTCGACGGTTACGCCTCCCTTGCGCGGTGCTGTTGCGGCCTTGCCGCCGCCGCCCCTTGCCTTCTGATCGGGCTTGAGGTCAGCGGAGGTCATGTCTCCGCGCCCTTCTGCCTCTTGGGGGGGTGGTGCCGCCTGTTGAGACAGGTCGGCCACGTCCGGGCTGTCTGGCAGGCTCTCCGGCACATGCCCGGACCGGATGGCCAGTTGCCGGGCGTGGTCCATGCTCATGGGGGGGTTCTTCTCGGGGTCGATGTCGTCCATGTCGATCATCGGGCCACCGGGTTCACCGAACTGCGGTGGCATTACCTCGTTGATTGGTTCTTCCGGCATCGGGTCAAAATCGGCCCATGCGCCCGCCGTCTTGCGCACCAGATAGTCGCGGGTCCGCTTGGTCACGGTGAGGGTGCCTCCCCTGTAGGTAATCTGTCCGCCCATACGGTAGGAGGACGGGCCGACCAGTTGAACGAGGAACCGTTCGCCGTCTGCGGTATTCACTTTGAACATGGTAGTCTCCTGTCAATCCCGGCTTCATGCGCGGGAGAAAAGCGCCCCGGTCGGGACGCCTGACAGCACTCTACCTTCAAGGAGGCCGTGAACGCAAGTTCACAAAACAAAAGCGCCCCCGCCGGGCCTTGGAGAACCGGGCGGGGGCTGGTCAGCCTATTGGCCTTCCTCGGGGCACCACCCCCGGCTATTCTTTGAGCGTCCCGCCCAGAGCCTCCACCACCTGATCGCGGAAAGTGGCGACCGGCATAGTGTGGCGATTGCCGAAGTACTGCATCGTCAGAAACGCGGCGTAGGCGGCTATCGGAGTGTCGAAGGTGTAGGCGGTGGTCTTGACCGGAGAAGGGTCTTTGTCGGCCACCGTAGTGAGCCTCAGACACTTTCCCGTGGTGGTCATAAGGATGGGGCTTTCATGCTCGCCATTGGTGAACAGGTGGGATGCAATCTTGCTCATCGCTTCGGTCCCGTGGTGTTCTCGAACCAGATCAAGGCGCGCTGCATTTCTTCTTGTGCGATTTTCAGATCGTGCTGAATGATCGCCGTGCGGGCGGCGGCGCGGTCGGTCTGGTTCTGATACCAGAATAAAGCCAAGAAGCCGACGACAACGGCGAGCAGGAGGGTGATGGGGGTTGTGCTGTTCATTACCTTGTCTCCAATGCAGGGACTGCGCCGCTGTAGACCTGCCCGGCGCGACGACCCACCTTCCATGCGTCGGAGTGCGTGGGATCATCAGGCCATGCGTTCAGGCCCGCGACCCATCCTTCTCCGAACTCGTGGAGGTTGCCTTCGGTGCGTTCGAGTGATGACGCGGCAAAGGCCGCGCGGGTGGCGAAGGTAGACATAGCATGGTTCCTTTCAGATGCTGGCACCCCTAAACCCCGCACGAGGGCGGGGCAGGGGCCGGGGGGTAGGAGGTGCCGCTTATGCGACCGCCCCTTTCACAGCCTTGCCGCCCTTGATGGTGTAGCTGACCGTGCGGCCCAGCTTGTTCACGAGGGTGAAGTGGCCAAGGTTCAGATTGCGGGCCTTGCTGACCGCCAGTTCCAGCGCCTCGGGGCGAGTGCGGGCGATGGTGCCGGTGAACACCGCGCCTTCAACGGCTACCAGCCATTCTTTGTTCTGGTGACGCACATTGATGATGGGGGCCGGGAACGCGGGCTTGGGGGCGGCGGGCAGAGCGGGGGCAGTGGAGCCGCCCATGATCAGGCCCTTGTGCGTCATGCGGTTAAGAACCGAGCGGATGGCGGCGGCGGTCTTGCCGGTCTCGGCCACCATGCCCGCCACGGTGGCGGTGCCTTCGGCCAGCAGGCCAAGGATCAGGGCTTCATTCTGGGTCGGTGCGGGGGTGTTGTTCAGGGTGGTCATTGTCAGTCTCCAAGGTTTGTCGCGGGTCGGTGTGTCCCGCTGGTGTAACTATAGATAACCGCCCCGATTGCGTTCGTCAACCACTTATTTCATCGTCGGATCATTTCTTTATCTGGCATGGTGCGCCCGGACTACCTGCACCTTCATGTCATAGGAATAGGGTGGGATTAACGGCATGGTTTTTCCTTTATGAAAAAAGGGGGCAGGCCGTTAAGCCCACCCCCTTCATTGCCCTTGGGAGGAACAAGTCCGCCCTCCCCACAGGACGGACCCGATCAGGTGTTGATGCCGCCGATGTTGTTGTAGACGACAGCGGCTTCCGGCTCCTC